GCAAAAGTTCGATTTATTCAACAAAGCCGTTTCATCTAGAAACTCCTCTACCCTACCTAAGTTGGGGGTTGATAAATTGCAACCGTTACGTTTTGTATGTGCGCTCATTTTCAATATGAATCTTACCTTAAAAGCACGCTTTCAAGCCAATATTTTTACTACTCAGTTAGTCTTATCAAGACGAATAAAGTTTAACAACAAAAATAAGGTTGATTTACAATAAAAACCCACGAAAACAAAAACCGATAGATTATAACTACGATAATATTAAATCCCCACAACCTGTTCTTAAGTAAAAATAAAACAATTTTATAACATTTTCATCCAAGATCGAATAATTCAAGCCGCCAATAATAAAAACATATTAATCTTTATTAACCTCCATACAATACCCGTTTTTCCCATTGCGTTTAACATTATAAAGCATTTCATCTGCATCTTTAAGCCATTCAATGATTGACGCCTTATTTTTAGCACATGAGATACCGATGCTTACGGTACATGAGAAATCTTTATGGGACGGTAATGAGAGGTTATTTATTTGTTTCTGTATTAAATTAACTTGAGTTAAAACCAACTCATCATTACTGTTATTAACAATAACTGCTAACTCATCACCACCAAACCTTGCCGGGATATCATTTTCTCCTGAGCACTCGCGTAGTATCGTTGAAATACGAGATAACACTGCATCACCAACTTCATGACCGTAAGTATCATTAATCTTTTTAAAATTATCCACATCAATGAGAAGAATATATGACAATATCTTTTTTTTACGTGTGGTGCGGAAAGCACTTTCCATATTCTGTTCAAAACAACGACGGTTAGGAAGATCTAAACCAGGATCCATCAGAGCCTGCTTTTCCAGCAACTCCCTTCTTTTTCTCAATTTTATAGATAAATGTCTCGAAACCACACTCAATACTATGGGATAACAGGTTGCTAACGGTAAAGAAAGCAAAACCGTTCGGGTACTAAATTCTATCGTGTATCTGAAATCATTTGCTAACCAAACTATCAGGAAACTAGTCAGCATCCACGTTAATGCTGGTTTTAAAATTTTCCATCCCCCAGCAGCATAGCGATCAGCTATTTGAACGGAAACTATGAATAATGATGGAATTGGGCTAACTTGCATTAAGCCTATCCAGATACCAGCCCAGAATGAATCGAGTATCATATTCTTTTTTTCTGTATTCAACATATCCTTCGACATCATGCTTGCTAGATAAGCAACTGATGGCCAGATTAGTGCATTCAGAATTAACAGGGCAATCGTTATTTTTTTATGTGATTGTTCTTGGAGGACCGAATATATAGGAATAAAGCAGAGAACAACTCCTAACTGACGTAAAAAATACACTCGCTTAATGAACGATGCATTTCTATCAGATATGTATTTTTCATCCGGGAAATTTTTTAGCATAGAAAGCCTATTATAAATAACCAGGAGCCGGCATCACGTTAACCCGCTAAATAATGTGATAAAACCGCTCTGCATTCTAAATGCTATAACACGGATGTGAAAAATACAAGATTACACTTCAATTAATAACAAACACATCAGTATCAGCATTTGCCCCCCTTTATATTTTGAACCTATCTGGTCGATTCCTGTCTGACGCAAGCTAATACTTAAGCATTATCTCCTGAACTGTAGAAACTCAACAGAATTTAACACTATTACATCATTAATTTTGGTAGGTTATTAAAAAACAACATAACATCTGACCAGTAATACTTTACTTGAACTTATTAATCGTTTTCTGCAAATTATTCTGTGATGTACACAGCAATTAATGTCGTTCAGTTACCCCCGGCAAGTGCCTCCGGGGGCTTTTTTATGCTCCTCATCGTTCTAGTGCATCAACTCGATTAATCAAATCCTGCGCCACCGTAACCAGGTCAGCAATGATTGCCGTGTAATCCACATTCATCACCTTGAATTTTTCGCCATCAATCTCCTGCTCGATGCCGAGGAAAGTATACAGATCATCAGCTTTTTCAGCCTGCTGAGCGATAAAACCACGCCTCCGGCGCGTTTCGCCTTTCATATTGAACTCGCATACTCCCAGCGCGTTAATGCGCCTGGAGGCGCCTTCCCGAGATTCCGTAAAATCCTCTTTAAGCCGCACGTCTGAGCCGGTGGTCAGGACGTCCCCTTTGCCAGTGGAAATGGTGCCGCCAGCGCGGAAGATCCATGCATCAGTTCGGCCATAACCATCGAGATAGACAACCGCCCTGTGCTCCGAACCCACGGACTCCTCAACATAATAGTTTGCTACCGCACCACGGGCATCGCCAAAGCCGCCACGCCCTTGAATCATCGACTGGAACGGTGCGCCGGTGATCAGTTGTCCATTCACTGGATTGCTCGGGGCAACGCTTCTCGCCATGAGTGCTCCCCAGGCGTATAGATGCTTTTTACACATAAAGGCCCCTTCGAGAGTCAGCTCACCTGCTACGTTCTCGATAAGCCGTGTTGTGTAATCGGCGGTACTATCGTTGAAATGAAAGTCGATGTATGGCGTACTCATCGATAGCTCAATGGCCTGCGTCAACACTTTACCCTTCGACGTGTTATCGATATTGCCGCCGGCAGACAGCGCGCCAGGCAGTGTCGTTTGGTTGTTGGCATCAATAACGAGGATGTCATCAAAGGTGTCTGCCGGTGATACTGTGGTCGCTCTTGAACGCTGAACCCTGAACGGTGTTCCCGAGCCAACGGCAATCGTCCCGCCTTGCCCCTGTTTTTTGAGCAGAGCCAGATCTGAGTTCTTACCGAGAATAAAACCGGCATTATCGCTGGTTATAACCTGCGAGCCGTCGAGTTTGTTTCCTCCGGTGAGTTTTGCCAGCGCGTTAAGATCCGATGCTTTCGCCATCCCGGCTATCGCCGGCACGGTCACCTGCTTTCCTGTGATCGGGTCAGTCAGGGTAATATTGCCGCTGCCGGTCAGGGCCATCGACCAGCCCTCCACTACACTACGCCAGAATGCAAACGCGCTGGCCAGCTGGTTAGCAAACGACGAGGTGCTGGCGGTTTCAGCGGTAATAATACCGTAACTGGCACCGGAAAATGCGGTGGTGATATTCCGGGTCAGCGTCAGTTGCGTGTCGCTGTCCACGGATTTGATCGCATACAGGTCAGCACTACCGCTGCGGTAGACCACTAGAATCGACCCGGGCAGTATCCCCAGCGCCTCCTGTGACCATTTTGTTGTCGCACCTGTCACCCGTGCCTGCGACGCGGCACCCGTGACGGTACCGACTTCATACATCGCCATAATAAAGTTCCTCCTGGATGGTTTTCCCTGGAAAAAGAAAAGGCCCCTTGCGGGGCCATATATTGTTATCAGGTTGATGAACCGCGAATTACGTTGTTATTGCGCGCGGCGAAGGCGTCGAATCTTGAGAGGATGGTTAATACCATCTGTCCGTTACGGTCCAGGTAACAGCCATATCGCAGAACAGCGTCGCCAGTACCGGCAGGGACGACAAATGACATGTTGTCTACGTTCATTGACTCTTGCGCCGTTAACAGACGTGTTGCTCCACCTGTTTCATACATAAGCTCAATGCCTAGCTCCATACTGCCGCCACCAGACGTAGCGCCTGTGCCACGAAGAAGCATTGCATACGACAGATAGCCAGGATTCAGTCCGCCGTCAGCCCCTGGCGCGTAGGACATCCCCGCTCTGAGTTTCGCGCCGCCGTCGATAGTGATGCTATCCGTCTGGAGGAGTCCACCGCGAATATTGATCACCTGGTCGAAATTCTGCCGCCGGAACCGGGCCAGCTCAAACCACTGCCATGTGGCCTTCGGCACCTTGCGCGTGCGGTGCTGAGCGATGTTGATCGCAAATGACCCGATGTCGCCCTCGATGTGGTTCGCATATACCGTACCCTGGAACCAGCCGTCAGTCGCATAAACCGCACCGCGAACGATCACGTTGTTGAACTGCGAAGAGCCATCCTTAGCGATACGCCAGCCGCGTGACCCGTCAACAAAGTCATTCGAGCGGATCTCGTGGCCGATCTTCGCGTTCGTGATGGAACCGTCCGCGATTTTGGTTGAGGTCAGGGAACTGTTTTTGATACGTGCCGTATCGATATACAGCTCATTGCCTTCGGCAACCATCACCGGAACAGCCGTCGCATTATTACGGTTAAACAGCGAGAAGCGGTCAGCGTAGAGGATCATGTCGCTCGTTTCACCATTGCTGCCCAGCGTAATCCCCGCGCCAACATTCTTCCCGTTAACCGTCTCAACCTTCATCGACCACAGCGAACTCACCGTACCATTCACATCCGCCACGGTTTTGGCGGTGTTCTGAACGGAAGCACTGAGATCCCCGACACTGGATGTCAGGGTCGTCTGCTGCGTTGCCAGCGCCTCCAGTGCCGTTGCATGCGTCTGCTGGGTACTGGTGATACTGGCCACCGATTTAATCGTGTTGTCCAGCGTCGTCTGGTTTTTGATGTTGGCGGCCGCCTGCGCGTCAATCTGCGACTGAAGCGAGGTATTCAGGCTGGCCTGTGTGCTCTGGCTGTCGCTTAGCGTCTTCGCCATGTTATCGACGCGGGAGGTGGCATTATCCACTTTCGTGGCCAGTGCCGTCTGCTGCTGCGCCTGGGCGGTGATTTTCCCTTCGGCATCCGTTACGCGAGCCGTCAGACCGCTCACGGCACTCGCCGTCGCGTCAGAGGCATCCTGTGCCGCTTTCGCATCGGTAACATCCGTGATAACCAGATCGTCGATATACAGCGAATAACCGGGGGTGCCGCTGCCGGAGGCGCCACGGGTAGAGATCCAGACCACTGCGCGTGTTCTCCCACCCCCGTTGTTACTGGCAATACCCGTAAATTTCACCCACTTATCACGCGCACCAAGAGCGGCTTCGCTGACAGTGACCGCCGACTGCCAGGAGTTTTGACCGGCAGCATTCAGTGAGTTAATGCCGACCAGCGTTGTCCACCCGGAGGATGGCGCCTGATCCGCCGGCATCATAGCCCAGAACTCAAACCGGAACTTCGCATCCTCACGGACTGACTGCCAGCTCCCAAGCTGTTTATCGCTGTTGCCGTTGTTGTTCGCTCCTCGACTCACCTGCAGGCTCTTATTGCCGGTGAATTTCTGAGACGCCACCACAACGGCGGTGCCGCCCCCGCCCAGCACATGACCATCTCCGTAGCTTTCGAACGTACCGTCAACCCACGGATTAGCTCCCTGAGTACTGATGGTATTGATGCTGCTGGTCAGCGACGTGATACTCTGCGACTGGCTGGTGATAGTGTTTTCCACCTGGCTTACGCGACCAGTCAGTGAACTCACTGCAGTCGTGTCAGCCTTTTTACTCACCGTATCGTTTGTCGACCTGAGGCTGTTCTCCAGCGCCGTTATCGAGGAACTCAGGGAGTCAATATTACCCCCCTGGGTCTTCACTGTGTTCTGGAGCGTGGTAATTGCCGACGCGTTCGCATCAGCCTTCATCATCACACCGCCGGCTGCACCCAGCCCCATCATTATCCCGTTCACAAATTCGACTGAGGTCGAAATGTGAGCGGTGGCGTCACCACCGGTTGGCGCACGCAGTTCCAGACCATCGCCCGACCTCATGCCTTTGCGGCCAAGGAGAATATAGGCACCACGATACGGCAGGGAGTTGACGACTTCGGATGTACCACCAAGAGATTCCAGAGCAGACAATATCTTACCTCGGTTGCCAGATGGCTCATCGAATGTCAGGACGCAAACGTAAGTGCCACTGGCCAACGCCTCGATATCAGCCGACATCGTGGCACCATTATTCGCGCTGCCAAAGACATCGTATGTTTTGGATGTCGCAATCACCGTTGATCCGTCGCTGTGTTTTGCAAAAGTGACCAGTGCCCAGCTGCGACCAGGGGTAAACAGGTTTTTGCCGCTTTCATCAAAAACCCCAGGAGTTACGCTGTTGCCATTTCCCCGTGCAGTGACAGTAAACACAGTGCGACGGTTCATCGAGGCCTGCAGGCTGGTAATGCTACTGTTCGCCGCAGTTAAATCGCCCCCCTGAGATGTCACCGTGTTCCGGAGATCCTGCAATGCAGAAGCATCAGCCTTCCTGGCAATGTTGTTCTGAGCTGTCGACAGCCCGTTTTCCAGCGATGTGATGCGATTACCGATAGAGCTTATGGAAGTGCCCTGCTGATTCACTGTCGTTGTCAACAAGTCCACAGCCGACGCGCTTGCGCTATCAGCCGGAGAGTCGTTCCAGTCGGAAACAACGTTACCTACCTCAAACTTCGGACTGTTGATGTACACCGTCTGGTCTTTGGAGGTATTACTCTCGATACGGCACAGAATCAGGCGCTTGGTACCCGTGGTAGGTGTCTGTTTCCACTTAACCCAATAGCGAACCCATGAAGTGGTCAGCGTGAAGTACGCACGGCCATCGGTGTTATTACCTTTCGCACCCTGGCTGGTCTCGATAGACGTTGTGGTGTTCGGATTGTAGAAGAACGCCGTCATCGTCTGGCCGGCAACACCACCTTTCGCATAGAAGCTGTAAACGTACTCACCTGCATCGACAGGCGACTCAAGCGTGATTTCCCGCAGATCCTTGTAACCGGAGCTGGCTTTTACCGTTGCACCAATTACCGCGTTACCACGATACGTCTCGCTGGTAACGTTCGACCAGCCAGTCATATCGCCGGAGTTCTTGATCAGGTTTGTTCCACCGACAGAAATAGAATCAACCTTGTTGTTCAGATTCGTGACAGACGAACTCGTTGAGTTAATGTCTTTTTCGGTCTGGGTAACACGGTTGGTCAGTGCCGTCAGAGCATTAGCGTCTGCTTTATTGCTGACGTTGTTATTAGTCGTCGCCAGGTCATTTGTCAGTTCAGTGATGCTGTTACCCTGACTGGTGATCTGGTCGCCCTGTTGGGATACGGTCGAGTTCAGTGTCGAAATCGCATTAGCGTTAGCATCTGCTGTACTTTGCGCATTGTAGGCATCAGTCACTTCGGTAATGACCAGGTCATCAATGAGGAATGAGTTACCCGCCTTAACGCTGCTAACGTTAGGAATAGAAATCCTGACCATTGCCTGCTTAATACCGCTCTTCGTTGATTTCAGGTAACCAGAAACCTTCGTCCATTGAGTTGAAGAGAGATCCTTTGCCGCTTTGGTAACTGCCGGCCACTGCCAGGAGTTGTCCTGATACTGGAGCGATAAGCCGACGGAAATCTGCACGTTCTCGGCCATAGCGGTACTCTTGGCATCCAGCTTAACCCAGCATTCCATATAGAAGACTGCGTTATCGCGAACCTGGAATCCGCTGAAAATGTGGGTATCAGTGTTGTCAGTTGCATTGGCATTGTAGTCATTCGGACGCGTCACACGAATGCATTTATTGCCGCCATGCGAGTCGTCAGTGGTCACGATGGCACGGTTATTCGCCAGATTGTGGCCAACCGCGTAGCTTTCAAAAGTGCCATCAGGAAGCAGATTAGCGCCGCGTTTGGATTGCTGGCTCAGAGAGCTGCTGAGCGACGTAATGTTGCTGTTCGCCGCCGTCAGACCGGACTCCGTCTTCTCCACTCGTCCGGTTAGCGAGTTCATCGCCGTCTGATCCGCTTTGCTGGCCACATTCGCGTCTGTCTGCGTCAGCGCATTCCGGAGCTGGGTGATGATCTGCGAATTGCTGACCACATCGTTGCCAATCTGGCTGACATTCGAGCTGAGTACGCCGGCTGCGTTTGCCAGCGCGGAAACACCGAGACCGGAGTACATCTCAGCAACCTTGTCTGACAGCTTCAGGCCCAGGTTGATATACGCCTGGCCGGTCCACTGATTCACCAGAAACTCAACGGTATTCCAGCCGGCTTTCAGTTCAAAACTGCCGGTAGTCCAGCTGGCATTCCCCCAGGCAACCTGAACGCCATTTACAAATACAGCGCCGGTATCATCAAAAATCCTGTTACCGGGCGCCATTGTGATGGTGGT